ATCCGTAGCGGCTGAGAGATCAAAGCTAAAAGCCGGAAAACCTAACCGAATACGGGGTAAAACCCAATCTTCGACTGGTTTAAACTGGTCGAACGTCCCGTCCTGCTCAATTAACTTAAGCATGGCGAATAAAGCATCATGCAGAGGCCTGAACGCAAGTTGCGTCCAGAAATCCGTGATGGCAATAATACGACGTTTACCAGCCCCATCCTTGTTGAGAGCCGAAAGGCGACCCAACTTAGAAGGAACGACTTTGAGACCTTTGATCGCAATCAGTACTACCATCCCTGGAACCGATAGGATCTGGATAGTGAGTAACCAAACAAGGCCAAAGAACTGTCGGTTCAGAAGCATAAACCCAATTAAGTATCCAAATTGCTTTGGATTCTCTAAGAGGGCAATAGCATCTGCTCCCGCAAACCAAGTAGCCCGGGGTCCATTAGGACCCGCAGACTCACTGATGGTCCACTTTAATCCCTTGATAGCCTTTCGAGGAAATAGTGTAAGAACTCTCACCAGCTCGTTAATATCGAGCAATGGTGAAACCCCATTAAAAGGGTCCGTGACCGTAGCCAGATTTGGCTTAGCCACAAAGTTCAACACACGAAACATCGAAAGAACTGTCAAGACAGTTCGAACGACCATTCGATCCCTTAGACCCCCCTCTATACGAAAACGTATAATAGAGTGTCGAAGGAGACCGGGAATGATCAATGGAAGACCTGCTCGACTTAAACGCACAGAGATCGCCCCTTTGGTAAAGGGTCGCGACTTATGGTTTAAGAAGGCAATCACATGAGCGAGGCACTCCTTCATGTAAAGGACTAGGAATTTCTTCCCAGATCCTTTCCACAAAGAGAGCAGCCGCTCAGTGAACTGTTTGAACACACTCATGTATTCAGTTAAACCTACGGACAGGATCAGAAGATGAGTCATCCCCCAAATTTCTTTGGGAGTGGCCCACTTCCGATTTACAATGGCAGCCGACATGGATTTCATAGACATGAAAATTGTCGCGATTGAAATGAAAGTTGTCATTGCTAAATCAAGAACTTGTCACGAGGAGATGAGGTGCGAGCACACCCCCCCGCGCCTCGGCTGCCTAAGCGACGAGAACTACAGAGGTTCCTAGATTTAGTGGAGTATCTTCACTCCCTCTAGAGGCCCACGAATCAAATCACCTGTTTTGACATTCAGGTTCTTCGACTCGCCGTCCCACACGCCGATTACTCGGCCGATAGGGCAGGGTGGGGTCTGGTCAAACATACTCGGAGCGGCAGGGTCCGAAAGGACTGGCTCGCGGGGTCCGAAGTATATCGTGCAGAATTTCTTCTGC